CGCCCCGCGCGCCATGCAGCGCAACGCGGCGGTGCAGCTCCATGTCGCGGGTCACATCCGCATCGAGCAGTTGCGCGCCGCGCAGGAGATCGAGCAGATGTTCTTCATCTCCACCTCGGGTGTCCGGGGCAGGATCGCGGCCAGCTATACCGAGCGCACCTCGGGCGGCCAGGCCAGTGATGACTGGTCGGATGCGACCCGCATTGCCTACACGCAGCGCTTCAGGCCATGGTCGGATTGGGCCGGCCAGCAGGTGGTGCGCGGCCGTACCTATCGGGAGTTGACGCTGCTGCTGAGCACGGACAACCTCAGTCCGCGACAGATGCGGGCGCAGATCGGCCTGCATGAGGTGACCATCCTCCGACACCTTCAGGTTAGCCTGCTGGAGTACGCGATGATCGCGGGATGGGTAGACCCACCGATGGGCGAAATAAACCCGCTTGACCCAAGTGGCGTTTCAATCTACTAAATCTGTATTCTGAATGAATTGCGCCCGGGCCAGGAAGCCGCCCCGGGCTTTCTCGTTTCTGGAGGGCGTGATGTGACCATATCCATGGCGCGTCCGCGCCTCGCCTCCGCCGATCTCCGCACCGCCCGCCAGCCCGTCAAGCGGGCTGCCTCGCACTACCGCACCCCGGAGCATCTGGACTGGCGCGCTGCCGTCATCCGCCGCGCAGGCGGTGCCTGCCAGGCCTGCGGCCGTACCGGCACCCGTCTCTTCGCTGACCACATTGTGGAACTGAGGGACGGCGGGGCAGCAACAGACCTGGCCAATGGCCAAGCTCTCTGCGGCTCCTGTCACACCACCAAGACGGCGCGCGAGCGAGCGCGGCGAATGGAGGCATCCCATGGCTAAGAATAGTGTTGATATCGCCAAGCTCCGTCCGGGTGCAGTACGCCTGTTCGTGCCGCCGCTGGTGGACTATGGCGCCGGCCCTCGGGTCGAGGTGTGGGACGGGCAAGGGTGGCTCTTTCTCCAGGGCGTCACCGCTGTCGAGATCAAGATTCGAGGCGGTAGTGATCCAGTCATCCCGGACATGAAGGTGACGGTGAGCGGGCAGATCATGGAGATCTTCGGGGCGGAAGGACGGGTCGCTCTCGATCTGCTGCAGGCCCTGGGGCGCCAGGACCAGGACCAGGACCAGGCGGGGATCGAGGCCGAGCCCCGCGCCTGACGCGCGGCTAGGGCCACCAGCCCCGCGCCGGACGCGGGGAGGGGGGGTATCCGATCTCTGGGGCGCCTGGGGGCCCAGACCGCTAGGGGTCTCATTCAGAGGTTTTTTATTTTTCGCCATGAAATTCAGGGGCTTGCCATGGAGGATGCCACCGACCGGCCGCCTCGCGGCCCCGGTCGCCCGCCGCATGAGCCGACCGACGACAGCCGCCGTCTGGTGGTGCAGATGGTCGCCGATGGCTCTGCTGTCACGGCCATCGCGGATCAGCTGGGCGTTTCCGAACCCACCCTGCGCCGCCACTATGCTGACGAGCTGCTGACTGAACGCCCGCAGCTCGGCTTGCCCCTAGAGGGCGACCTGGGCACCGCGCCGCCCCGGGAGGGAGACAAGGGGGGGCGCCCGCCGCACGTACCCACCGATGAGGCCCGGCGGAAGGTTGAGGTGTTGGCGGCAACCGGCATGTATGACTGGCAGATCGCGGCGGCGCTGGAGATTTCGGTGCCGACGCTCCGACTGCACTACGCCGACGCAATGATGTACGGCGCATCCCGCAAGCGCGCCGAGATGATCGACGCCATGTTCAGGGCCGGGCTGGACGGCAAGGTCGCGGCGCAGAAGGCCTTCATAGCCCTCTGCCGCGAGCATGGTGACGCTCCGCTTCAGGACGCGCCGGCGCCCGTGAAGGCTGAAGCGGCGGCGGCCCCGAAGCTCGGAAAAAAAGAACAGGCGCTGATCGATGCCAAAGAACCCGACCGCAGCAGTACGCTCGGCGCGCTGATGGCGGAGCGGCAGGGCATCCCGGCATCGCGGCTGAACTGACATGTGGGATCTGAGCTGCATCGACTGGCAGGACCGCATCCGGGATGGGCGCTCGCTCATCCCCGACCTGCCGCTTATCCAGTCCGAGGCGGATATGGGGCTCGCGTTCTTCGACGCCCTGCAGCTGCCGGACGTTGAGGGTCAGCCCTTCCTGCGCGATGCCGCCGGACAATGGTTCCGCGACATCGTGCGCGTCGCGTTCGGCTCCTGGTCGCCGGAGCAGAGGCTGCGCTTCATCCGCGACATCCTGCTGCTGGCTCCGAAGGGTCAGTCCAAGACAAGCTATAGCGCCGGCCTGTGCCTCACCGCGATGCTGATGAACCGGCGGCCGAATGCGGAGATGCTGTTCATCGGGCCCACCCAGGCCATTTCGGACCGCGCCTTTGAGCAGGCGGCGGGCATGATCGATGTCTCACGCGATCTGCAGAAGCGGTTTCGGGCCCGGGAGCACATCAAGACCATCGTGGATCTGCACAATGACACGGCATTGCAGGTCAAAACCTTCGACGTGAACATCCTGACGGGCTCCTTCCCGGTATTCGTTCTCCTGGACGAAATCCACCTGCTGGGCCGCATGGTGAACGCGGCGAAGGTCATCAGGCAGATCAGGGGCGGGCTGGAGAAGCGGCCGGAAGGGCTGTTCCTGATGACCACCACGCAGAGCGATGACGTTCCGCGTGGGGTGTTCAAGGATGAGATGCTGAACGCCCGGAAGATCCGGGATGGTGAGATGCGGGGTATTCCGCACCGGCCGCTGCTGCCCATCCTGTACGAATTCCCGCTGGACATCGCCAAGGATCAGGCGAAGTGGGAGAACCCGGCCAACTGGTCGATGGTCATGCCGAACCTCGGCCGGTCCGTGCAGCTGGAAAGCCTGATCGGCGACTATGCCAGCGAGAAGATCAAGGGCCCGCACGCGGTGGCCATCTGGTCCTCGCAGCATCTGAACATCGAGATGGGCGTTGGCCTGCACACCGATCGGTGGAAGGTGGTGGATTTCTGGGCGAAGCGGGCCATCACTATCGCTTCGCTGGATGATCTCCTGGCCCGTTGTGATGTGGTGACCGTCGGGATCGATGGCGGTGGGTTGGATGACCTGTTCAGCCTGGCAGTTCTCGGGCGCGAAGCCGGCACCGGGCGCTGGCTGGTGTGGGTCCGAGCCTGGGCGAGTGAGGGCGTGCTGGAGCAGCGGAAGTCGGAAGCGACCACCCTGCAGGATTTCGCCGAAGACGGCGATCTGATCTTCTTCAACGCGGTCCTGGAGAACCAGCAGGACCGGGATGACGATCCGGTCGAGGCGAGGCGGCCCGATCTCCAGCAGGCTGCGGACATCGTGCAGAAGGTCCACCTGGCTGGAAAGCTGGGCGGGGTTGGTGTGGATGGTCATGCCGGGCTGAAAGCTGTCGTGAACTCCCTTGAGGACCGCGGCATTGGGGGCGAGGCGAACTACCGCGATGGCCCCCAGGGCCTGATCCTGATGGTGCCGCAGAACTTCAAGCTGACCAGCACCATCAAGGAAGTCGAGCGGCGCCTGGCTGAAGGCAGCCTGCTGCACGCGGGCCAGCCGCTGATGGCGTGGTGCGTCACCAATGTGCGCGTGACCGTCGTGTCCAATGGCCTGTCGATCACGAAGCAGAACGCGGGCACCGCGAAGATCGATCCGGTGCTGGCGCTGCTGAACGCGGCTTTCCTGATGCTCATGGAGCCGGTGCTTCATCGGCATAGCGTCTATGAGGAACGCGGCTTGGTGCTGCTCTGAAAGGGGACTTCATGCGCTGGCCCTTCGGCCTGTTCCGCCGAGGGGCGGGGCCTGCTGCCTCGGTGGAATACTCCACCATCGACCTGCCGGGCGGCTACGATCAGATGCTGCGCGGCATCGGCGCGGAGTCTGCCGCCGGCATCCCAGTTTCGGCCGAGGCGGCCATGCGGGTCGCGGCGGTGTACCGCTGCATAGATATCCGTGCCTCGGCCCTGGCGGCCCTGCCGATTCATGTCTTCCAGGAGACGGCAGACGGCTCGATGGGTGAGAAGCTGCAGGGCCACCCTCTGGCGACGCTGATCGGCAAGCGGCCGAACCGCAGCCATACCAGCTTCGAATTCCGGCGCCTACTGGGCGCGCATGTCCTGCTGAAGGGCAACGGATACGCCTACAAGGTGAAGTCCGGCTCGCGTATCCTGGAGCTGCTGCCGATGCACCCGGATCGGGTGCAGCCGGAAGAGCTGCCGGACCGTTCGGTGGTCTATCGCTACACCCGGAAGGACGGAAAGCAGTTCGTCTTCCCCCAGGAAGACGTGTTGCACCTGCGTGACCTGTCCACGGATGGCCTGATGGGCATATCGCGCATCGCCATGATGCGGGAGGCGGTAGGCGTCGCCTTGCAGGCTGAGCGCTTCGGCGCACGGATGTTCCGCAACGGCATTGGCACGGGCGGCGCGCTGAAGATGAACGGTACGCTGACCGACACGGCCCGCACCCGCCTGAAGGGCGATCTGGAATCCCGCTACGCCGGTGCGGATAACGCCCATAAGTGGCTCGTGCTGGAAGAGGGCATGTCGATCGAGACTATCGGCATGACCAACGAAGACATGCAGTTCCTGGACAGCAGGAAGTTCCAGCGAAGCGAGATCTTCATGTTCTACGGTGTGCCGCCCCACCTGGGCGGCGACGTGGAGAAAAGCACCAGCTGGGGCACCGGCATTGAGCAGCAGAACCTGGGCTTTCTCCAGTACACGCTGAGCAGCGATGTCGCGATGTGGGAGCAATCGCTGGAGCGGGATTGCTTCACGCCGGAAGAGGCGGACCGCTTCAGCATCAAGATCAACATCAATGGCTTCCTCCGCCCCGCCGCGAAGGACCGCGCGGAATACTTCGCGCGCGCCCTGGGTTCGGGCGGTCACCAGGCCTGGATGACGCCTAATGAGGTGCGTCGCCTCGATGATCTGCCGCCGATTCCTGGCGGCGACGAACTGCCGAAGCCGTCTTCGGCGGCCAAGGCCACACCACCACAGGGAACCACCACGCCATGAGCATGCGCGATCTGCCGGCCGTTCAGGCCTTCGCCCGGCCGGAGGGCATGAGCTGGGATGCGCCCGCCGATGCCATGGCGCGCTGGTCGCCCCAGGTGCGCGCCGCTGCCTCCGATGATGCGGCCACCATCAACATCTTCGACCTGATCGGCGAAGATCCCTGGAGCGGTGCGGGCTGGACCGCGAAGCGGGTGGCCGGCGTGCTGCGCGCCGTCGGCGAGCGTGACGTGACCGTCGCCATCAACAGCCCGGGCGGCGATGTCTTCGAGGGTATCGCCATCTACAACCTGCTCCGGGAGCACAAGGCGACGGTGACCGTGCGTGTCATGGGACTGGCTGCTTCCGCCGCCTCGCTGATCGCCATGGCGGGCGACCAGATCAGCATCGGCAATGGTGCCATGATGATGATCCACAATTCCTGGGGCGTGGCCCTCGGCAATCGGCATGACATGCGCGGGGCTGCCGATGTGCTGGAAGCCATCGATGACGCGATGGCTGGCCTCTATGCCGGGCGCACCGGCCAGGACAAGAAAGCCGTCGCGAAGATGCTGGATGCGGAGACCTGGCTTTCCGCTGCCCAGGCGATGGAGCAGGGCTTCGCGGACGCCACGTTCGATGAGTCCGCGCAGGGTGCCTCCGCGCTGCTGCCGCAGCAGCAGCAGGCCCGGCATCAGCTCGATGTCGTTCTCGCGAAAGCCGGCATGCCGCGTTCCGAGCGGCGCCGTCTGATGCGCGACATCTACCAGGACGGCACGCCGAGCGCTGCCGGCCCCCCGGCCACGCAGAACGCTGGCCATGACACGGGCGTCTCGGCCGAGCTGCGCCGCCTGATCAGCAACCTGAAGGTCTGAGGGACCACACCATGAACGTTTCCACGCGCCAGCGTCTGCTGGCGGGTACGGCCGCTCGCGGCCTGATTTCCGCTCGCGCCGAGGCGGCGCCCGCATTCGGCGAGATCAAGAATCTCATCGAGGAAGTGAACCGCACCTTCGAGCAGTTCAAGGCGGCCAACGACCAGCGCCTGGCCCTGCTGGAGAAGCGTGGGGCCTCTGATCCCGCGCTGGATGAGCGCCTGGCGAAGATGGACAGCTCCATCAGCGAGACCGTCCGCGCCCTGGACGATGCCAACCGCCGTGTGGCGGCGCTGACCCTGGGTGGCGGGGGCGGGGGCGGGGGCGACGGTGCGGAGCATCGTCAGGCCCGTGACGATTTCCGTTCCTGGATGAAATCCGGGCAGGTGCAGGCGCGCACCACCACCTACAGCGAGCCCGATGGCGGCTATCTCGCGCCGCCCACGCTGGACACCACCATCAGCCGCATCCTGGGCCAGACCGTCGCCATGCGTCGCCTGTCCCAGGTGATGTCCATCTCCACCGGCTCCTACATCAAGCACAAGTCGATGGGCGGTGCGGGGGCAGGCTGGGTGGGTGAGAGCGATACCGGCTCCGCCCGCGGTGAGACCAGCACGCCCCGCCTGGTTCGCATGGAGTTCACGGTGGGCGAGCAGTATGCCGAGCCCTATGCCACCCAGGTGTCCCTTGATGACATGACCATCAACGTTGAGGAATGGCTGGGCAGCGAAGTGTCCATCACCTTCGCGGAGATGGAGGGTTCCGCCTTCATCATCGGTGATGGGGTGAAGAAGCCCCGTGGCCTGCTGAGCTACCCGACCGTGGACAATTCCTCCTATGCCTGGGGTTCCATCGGCTTCGTGAAGTCCGGCAATGCCAGTGCGTTCGTCGCGGCCGGCACGACGGCCGGGCCGGGTGACTGCCTGATCGACCTGATCCATGCCCTGAAGGCGGGGTATCGGGTGGGTTCCTCCTGGCTCATGAACGACATGACCCTGGCCCGGGTCCGCAAGTTCCGCGATGCTGAGGGCAACTACCTGTGGCAGCCCTCGCTGCTGGTGGGCCAGCCTTCCACCCTGTTGGGCTATGCCGTCGATACCGATGACAACATGCCGGACGTGGGTGCCGATGCCTTCCCGATCGCCTTCGGCGACTTCCGCCAGGCCTATCTGATCGTCGATCGCATCGGCGTGCGGGTGTTGCGCAACCCCTTCAAGGTCAACGGCCTGGTCGCCTTCTATACCACGCGCCGCGTTGGCGGCGGGGTGCAGAATTTCGAGGCGGTGAAGCTGCTGAAGATCGCGGCCTGATCCCAGCGGCGCGGCATGCTGCCGCGCTGCCTTATCCTTCCACGCTGTTGCAGGAGCAAGCGCCATGCGCGACCTCATGAATCGTATCCACGTTCTGTCCGCGCTGGCGCCCCTCGCGGCGGCCATCACGGACAACACGGCCCAGGTGGGCGCCATCATCGATCGCCGAGGCTATGAAAGCCTGACCTTCGCCATCGTCACCGGCACCCTGGCCGATGCCGACGCCACCTTCGCCGTCACGGTGGAGCACGGCGACGTGGCCAACCTGTCCGATGCCGCGGCGGTGCCCGCCACCTCGCTGGTCGGCACCACGGCCCTGGCCGGCTTCACCTACGCGGATGACGCCGAGACCCGGAAGATCGGCTATGTGGGCGACAAGCGCTATGTGCGCCTGACCGTGACGCCGGCCAACAACACGGGGGCGGCGCCGATGGCGGCCCTGGCCATCCTCGGCCACCCG